AAAAGCATTAGACAAATTATTTATAATAATAAAACTTTAGGCCTAGCTGATACAGACGCTAGAGTAGTTAATATGAGTAATTACAGCGCGGATTTTAATTTAAATGGAATTGACGGAATAGGCGCTAATTTATTAATAGAAGTTTATACAAAAGGAAGTAGCTAATGGATTGTTGTGGAAATGGTTGTTGTGGTGGTAAGTAATGGCTAAATATAAAATAATAGGAAATAAAAAAGTTCAAGGTGCTAATCCAGGAGAAATTATAGAAGTTGATGATGAGCAAGTTGCAAAAACATTAATAAAAGCTGGACACATAAAGCTTACTAGAATTAAAAAGAAACGTGCTAGAAAAAAAGACGGCACATTTATAAAAGACGATAAGAGCACGCCTAATATAAACGAAGCGTGGGAAGAAGTAGAAGATAATGGCTAAGTTTGTATTTAATGATGGAAAAGTATTTATAGGTGGGTATAACCTAAGCGAAAATACAACATCAGTTAATTTAGAAATTAATGCTGAACAATTAGATTCAACAACAATTAACAGCGGCGGGTTTAGAGAAATGCTAGGCGGACTTAAAGATAGCTCGTTGCAAATTGATGGATTTTATGAAGCAGGCGCTAATAAGCCTGACGCTTTATTAGGTGCTTCAGTTGGCAATGAGTTAATAGTTTCAACAATACCAGACGCTGGCGTAGGAAACATAGCTTACTTTATGAAATCAAGATTATTCGAGTATAATATATTTGGCGAAGTAGGAAGTATTGCTCCATTTAGTATAAGCAAAGGACAATCATCAGACGAAGTTGTAAGAGGCACAATCCAATTAGATAGCGCATTAACAGCTTCAGGTAATTCAGCAGGTGCCCAACTTGGGGCTGTTGGTGCAACGGAAAAATGTTATGCGGCTATTCACTGTTATGCTGTTTCGGGAACTTCTACTCCAACAATAACATTTAAATTACAAAGCGATGACAATGCAAGCTTTACAAGTCCAACAGATAGAATTACTTTTACAGGTATAACAGCTATTGGAGCAGATTTTAAAAGTGTTGCTGGTGCCATAACCGATCAACACTGGCGCCTAAACTATGCAATATCTGGAACTAACCCTAGCTTTAGCATTCATGCTGCAATTGGTATTGAATAAAAATATTTTAAATTATTACGCATTTTAAAAAATACTTGTTATAATTATATTATAAGTTAAACAAACGGAGGACAAAAATGATGAGTAGAAAACATTATGAAGCAATAGCTGAAAAATTAAAAGCTAATAATGCTTCAAGCCAATTAATATTGGATTTAGCTACCATTTTTCAAGATGATAATCCTGAAAGATTTAATGTTAGTAAATTTATTGAAGCTAGCAAATAAGGAGGACATTTGAAAGATAAAGATAAAGTACGACAAGATCAAGCTAAGTTGCATAATTTATTAGGAGATACTGAAGTAACTTTTAGATTATATAATAAAGATGGAACTGAAAGTAAATTAAAGTTAGCTTGGAGTAGTTTTTCGATAAGTCAAAAGCGAAAGCCTAAACCAAAAGTTAATCCAGATTTTCACGATTATCTTGATTTAGAATTTGTATTAAGAAAAGAATAAAATTATACAAGGTATTTTGTTTAACATAAAATAAATATCTACAACCGCCTTGTATATGTACGGCAAAAAGCCTCTAGTCCGCCTAGAGGTTTTTTGTTTTAATAACGTATTTAACTTAACTCTTTTTATGTTATTTAAAATAAATAAATAGAGAGGAGTTAATTTTGGCAAAATTTGTTTTAACAGACGCAAGCGTTGTTTTAAACAGCGTTGATTTAAGCGACCACGTAGCAAGCGTAACTTTAGACATAACAGCTGAAGAAATCGTAACAACAAGTATGGGGGAAACATTTGTTTCCAGAACGGGCGGATTAAAGTCTGGATCGCTTTCCATAGATTTCCAGCAAGATTTTGCAGCTAGCGAAGTAGACGCAACACTATTTCCATTATTAGGAACAACTACAGCATTTGTAGTAAAACCTACTTCTGGTTCCGTTAGCTCAACAAATCCGAGTTATTCTGGAAACGTTTTAGTTAATCAACACATTCCTGTTGGAAATGCAGTTGGAGAACTTGCAACAATGTCAGTGTCTTTCCCAACTTCGGGAACAATTACTAGAGCTACTTCCTAATGGGTAATATGATCGTCATTATGAATGACGGTACAACCTTAGAAGTAAAAGTAAAGCCAGCAGATATAGTTAAGTTCGAGCGTAAGTTTGATGTACCTATTTCTAAGCTTAATGATGAGCAGCGATATGAATGGCTGCTATATTTAGCTTGGTTAGGCGCAAAAAGAAATGGCGTAACCGAAGACTATGACGCTTGGGTTGAAAAAGTAGATGAACTTGACATAGCTGGAACAAGTGATAATTTAAAAGCGTAAGCGGATTTATTGACTTAGTTGCAGCAATTTCTGTTGAAACTGGAATAAATCCAAATGCTTTATTAGAAGTTGATATGGATTTATTTAATGCAATTGTTAAAGTAATAAACAAAAGGTATGAATAATGGTTAAAATAGCAGGAGAGTTTTCAATTGATAACTCAGAAATGAAAGAGCTTGTAAAAGATTTAAAAAAATACGGGCAAACTGATATTTTAAAAGCATTATCAAAGTTTAATAGAGAAATAGCAAAAGAACAGCTTAAACACATAAGGCCTTTAGCAAAAAAACAAGGAACTCCTAAAGCTAGGCCTTCAGCAATGGGCTTCACGGCTAGCGGAACCCGATCAGAAGCTAAAATAACGTTAACAAGAAATGAAAAAAAACCTGATACTTTTTCAATAGAGTTTGGTAGGCGTTCAATGTATGTACCAACAAAAAATGGTAAAACAAGAGCAGTTTCAAGAAGCGAAGTTGGCAATTTAAGATATTCAAGGCCTGGAGCTAAGTTTCCATATAAAAAATGGATTGGTAATAGGTTTGTAAGTGGTGATAGTTCTTTTTCACAAATGGGCAAAAAAGGTTATGTAGTAGGAAAAACTTTAGATGATAATCAAAATAAAATTGCTGAAACATATTCAGACAGACTATTTGACGCATTAATGAAAGCAATTAAATAATGGCAGCAAATAAAAAAGTTTCAATATCAATTATAGGTAAAACTAAAAATTTTACTGATTCATTAACTCGCTCACAAAAAGCAATGAATAAATTTAGTTCTGTAGCTGGAACTATTGGCAAGGCTACAGTAGCTGGTTTAGGAGTTGCTTCTGTTGCAGCAGTAACCTTAGGAAAAGATTTAGTTAATTTAGGCTCTGACGCTAATGAAGCCCGATCGGCTTTTGAAACTACTTTCGGCGAAAGTGTTCCTAAGCTTTCAGGATTTGTTGATGAGTTTGCTAATAAAGCCGGTTTAGCTGCATTTGAACTTGAAGGCTTGTTAACTCAATCTGGCGCTATTTTACAAGGAATTGAATTTACAAGTAGCGCCTCAGCCGATTTGTCAACTAAATTAGCAAGCTTAGCTGGTGACGTAGCTTCATTTAGTAACGTTCAAGGAGGAGCTGAGCCGGTTATGCAAGCATTTACTAAAGCTTTGCTGGGTGAGAGGGAAAGCCTTAAAACTTACGGAATCGCCATTATGGAAGCTGACGTTAACACAAAAGCGTTTGAAATGACGGGAAAAAGTTCAAAAGAAGAACTGACAAAGCAAGAAAAAGCACTGGCCACTTATGAATTATTATTAGAAAAAACAACAGTACAACAAGGTGATTTAAACAGAACACAGGAAAGCTTTGCTAATAAATCAAGAGCAGCTCAAGCTAAATTAAAAGATTTGAAAGTAACAATGGGCGCTGAATTGCTTCCTGTAGTAGAGGAAATGCTTCCAGTTATAGTTAACTTAGTTGAAGAAATTGGACCTCACCTAGTTAGCGCAATAAAAGCAGTAGCTCCGTTTATAGCAGTTGTAGGAGAGTTATTAGCAGCTTTGGCTCCGCCTATAATAGCAGTTGTAACTTTGATGTTAACTTTATTAGCTCCTGCATTTAAAAAGCTTACAGAAATGGTTGATAAGTTTTTAGGGCCGTTCTTTAAAAATTTACCGAAAAATTTTGAAAATATGATTAATAAAATAATTGATAGTTTAAATAGCTTTATTAGAACTATAAATGGATTTGTTAATAAAGTTCAAGGAGTATTAGGTAAAATAGGAATTAAAGTTGATTTACCTAAATTAAAAGAATTTAAAAATGTTAGCTTTAAATTTGCTCAAAATGAAGTTGCTTCAGTTGTTGCAAAAGATAACGTAATTGACCCAGCTAAAACAGTGGCTACATTAACTCAACAACAACAACAGCAACAAGCGGCATTATTAAATCCACAAAGCGGATTAACTGTTAATTTTAATAAACCGGTTGCTGATCCAACCGAAGTTGTTAACGCTTTAAACGACTATACAAGAGCAAATGGGCCTTTAAATAGAGTTATAGAAATTATATAATGGCAGCACCCGTAGCTAGAGTTCGAATAGGGTTTACACAAAATACTTTTACTTTAGATGATTTAGTAAGAGGTGTTTTAGATTCTGCAGAGTTAGCAGGAGCAACGCCTTTAACAGACGTAACTAGCGATGTACAAAGCATAAATATTAGTAGGGGCCGCTCTAGAGATTTGTCTACTTTTTCAACAGGAACAGCTTCAGTGCGATTATTAAATAATGCAAGAAAATATGAAAATACAAATACTTCAAGCCCATATAGTCCAGGTATAGAGCCGATGATAGCAATTCACGTTGACGCAACGACAGATGGTGGAAGTACTTATAAAGATTTATTTGTAGGGTTTGTAACAGACATTAATTTAAGTTATCCCGATCAGAGCAACTCTTTTGCTGAATTTCTTGCAGCAGATGGATTTATGAAAATAGCAAACACTAGTTTAATAAATGCTTCTTTTTCAAGTTTAAATAGTGGTGCGCTAGTTTCAGCTATTTTAGATAATGCTAATGTAAAATTCGGGGCTGAAAGAAATATTGAAACAGGCATTTCAACAATGCAAAGTTTAAGTAGCATAAGTGAAAACACTTTGTCTGTTTTACAAAATATTGAACGTTCTGAAAATGGTTTATTATTTATGTCTAAAGATGGCAAATTAACTTTTAAATCTAGGCATACTACATTTCCTTCAAGTCCCACCGCAACATTTAGCGATGATGGCTCTGACATACCATATTTAAGAGTAGATTATATAAATGATGATAATGAAATATTTAATGTTGTATCTTTAAAAAGATTAGGTGGAAGTACTCAAACCGTTCAAGATGTAGGCTCTCAAGGCAAGTATCTTATAAGAACATTAGCAAGAGATAATTTATATAATAATGACGATAATGAAGTTAATGACGCAGCAAATTTTTTATTAGGTAAATTTAAAGACGCTTTAATAAGGTTTGACAATTTATTAATAGATTTAACTGAAGCTAGTGCGAGTAATCAAGTAAATGTTTTGGAAAGAGAAGTGGGAGATGTTGTAAAAGTTGAATTAACACCTCCTGGAAGTGGCTCGCCAGCTCAAATAACTTCAAATGAAATAATTGACAGTATTAATTACAGTATAACTCCAAATATTTTTACTTGCTCTTATAAATTATCAAATGCAGACGTTCAAGCTTTTATGCGTTTAGATAATTCATTATTTGGAATTTTAAGTACTGATAAGCTTGGGTATTAATGACGTATAAACGATTTTATAAAACAAAAAGGATAAAATAGAAATATGGCAAACGGATTTAAAGTATTTGCAGTTGGTGAAGTTTTAACTGCAGCAGACGTAAACGATTATCTTATGGAGCAGTCTATAGGTATTTTTGCTAATAGTACAGCAAGAGACGCGCAAATAACAAGTCCTATTGAAGGCCAGTTTGCTTACTTGGCCGATACAAATACGCTCACCTACTATTCCGGAAGTTCGTGGGCTTCTTATATTGGTGAGGGCGATATAACCGGAGTTACTATAACAACAGCCGGAACGTCTGGATTGTCTGGAGGTGCTGCTTCAACTTCAGGAGCTTTTTCATCTACATTAGTAATATCGCCAAATAGCGCAACCTCAGCAACTGTTGCCGGAACAGATATAGTTTTAATAGGTGACGCAGACGACAGCAATAATTTAAAAAAAACAACAGCACAAGACATAGCTAATTTAGCTCCGCCAGGTGTTAGTTTAGGATTAGTATTAGCTTTAAGCTAGGAAAGGAAATAAGTTATGGCAGATACATTACACTCAGTGCAAGGGGTTTTAGCAACCTCAGCTGGAGATATAGTAGACGCAGTTCCATCATCAACAACAGAAACAGTTATAGGTATATTAATATCGAATGTTAGCGGCTCTAGTGCAGACGTAACAGTTGATTTATCAGTAACAAAATCTGGTGGATCGCTTAGACACATTTTAAATAATGTTTCGCTACCTTTTGGAACAACTATTGATATTACAACAAAAATAACATTAGAAACAGGCGATAAGTTGCAAGGACTATGTTCAGCAGCTTCAAGTGCAGAATATAACGTATCATTTCTTAGACAAACCTAAAGGAGTTTTTTATGGCTTACTTAGGTACGCAACCAAATGATGTTAAAAAGAATATAGGTTTATATACACCTAGTGAAATATTACAACTAACTAAAGACGGCAGTTGGAGTGGTAGCTTAGAACTTATTGAAAGCCAAACTGTTAGTGGTGTATCATCAGCAATATTTACTTCAATAAAAGAAAATGTATATAATGTGCATTTTTTACAAATAATAAATTTTAAGCCAACTGATGATGAAAGAGATTTAGAAATAAGGTTTTTTGAAAGTGGTGTAGAAGAAAGTGCAAGTGTTTATCAATATGCTTATGAATTTGGTAGAGCAAGTGGTACTTTTGGACAAAGTAAATCAACAGGTAATACACATATAAGAGGAACACTTAATGTTGGAAATGCTACAAATGAGTGTGGCAATTCATATAATTATTTTTACAATTTAGGAGATAGTTCAAAATATAGTTTTCAAACAAATCATACAGTTTTAATACCTAACTTAGGTACTTCTGAAATGCTTTTTAATTTTGGTGGTGGAGTATTACCACAAGCAAGTACAGTTGACCAAATAAAATTGTATGTGTCTAGTGGTAATTTTTCTTGTACTGCAAAACTCTATGGAGTAAAACAGATATGAGTAACCTAAGATTAATTAATGAAACTTTAACACAAAGTGGTTTTGTCAATCAAGTTTCAATAACTGATGTTTTTACTTCAGATTTTGACATATATAAAGTGGTAGTTAGTAATTGTGATTATGAAAATTCAGATACCAATGTTATTGATTTAAGACCAAGATTTATTAACTCTAGTGGTAGCACAATAACTTCAAGCAATTATGACAGTGCAAGATTAACAATGAAAGCTGAAGCAAGTTTTGATAATGATAGATTTACAAACTTAGGCTATATGTATGGTAGTGCTTTATTTGGAACTTATGATAATGCAGGTGCAGTTCTTTATATTTTTAATCCAACTAATTCAAATTCTTATACATTTATGATTGGACAGGGTGCAGGTGGATATGATACTGCAAGTAATAGATTTAGAGCTGCAAAACAAATTGGTGTTTTGAAACAAACAAATTCTATAACAGGAATAAATTTTGTCAGTTCAAGTGCAAGTTTAAATTTTAAATGTGATATTAGGACTTATGGATTGAGAGTTGATAGTTAATGGCAGGTAAATTATTACAAGTAGCAACAAATACAGTAACAAGTGCAGTTAGTTCTGTAGTTTTAACAGGAATTGATGATGATTCAGTTTATATGGTTACAGTAAATAATTATGTACCTGTTTCAAATGGAGTAAGCCCCGTAACTAGAGTTACTGCTAGTGGTACTGCACAATCTACTTCAAATTATGATAGAGCTTTTACAATAGTAAAAGCTGATACATCATTTCAAGATGTTGGTGGTACAAATAGAAGTGCTTTTGATATTTTAACAGGTGCAGGAACAGGTGCAGGAGAACAAAATAATGCAATAATTTATTGCTATAATTTTAATTCAAGTTCAGAGTTTAGTTTTATTACAGTAGAAAATGTTGCAATAAATGCAAGTGCAAGTACTAGAGGCAGTATGGGTGGAAATGTCTATACAGTTGCAGAAGCACACAATGGATTATCTTTTAGTTTTGATAGTGGCAATATTGCAAGTGGTAGCTTTACAATGTATAAGGTGGTGTAATTATGAGTAGTGAATTTGGATATATACCTGAATCTCCTGAACAAAGTTTTGGAAATAATAAAGGGATTTTTACACCTAAAGATATTTATGATTTAACAAGAGCAGATAAATTTACACAGTATGGACAGTTAGAATTAATTGAAACTCAAACTGTTTCAGGTGTATCAGCAATTAATTTTACAAACATAAAAGAAACTACATACAATGTGCATTTTTTAACTGTTAATGATTTTCAACCTGCAACAGATAATGTTATTTTAAGTTATAGATTATATGAAAGTGGCACTTTAGAAACTGCAAGTGTTTACCATGTTGCATTTCAAGAGTATTTTGGAACTTCAACTTTTAGTGAGTTTAGAAATACAGGAATAAGTAGAATTAGATTTATAGAAAATACAGGCAACGATACTGCTGAAAGTGGTAATGCTTATCATTATTTTTATAACTTAGGAGATAGTTCTAAATATAGTTTTTCAAGTGGTAACACTATTGGAATTAATACAGACGGAAATAAAATTGGTGCTTTTGGTGGTGGTGCATTACCGCAAAAAAGTACAGTTGATGGAATACAACTTGGTACTTATGATGTATCTAGCAATTTTTCTGCTATTGCAAGTCTATATGGAATAAAGGAATATTCATAATGAGTACTAATTTAGAATTAATAAAAACTACAATAATGACAGATAATGTGCAAACAGTAAATATAACTAATGTATTTTCTAATAAGTATGATGTTTATATGATTAAAGGATCAAATATGATAGGTAAAAACTCAACTGCAACAGGTGTAAATTTAAGATTAATAAATTCAAGTGATAGTGTTTTATCTAGTGATTATGATTTTGCACAATTAACACTAAAAGGGGAAGCAAGTTTTAGTGAGGGCAGAAGTACAACTGCAACTAGGTTAGAAAATGTTTTTGGAGGATTAGATGATAGTGGACAATCAGCAGGTAATGTAGCTTATATATATAATCCATTTAGTTCTAGTTTATATACTTTTTGCCAATGGCAATCATCATCTATGCCCGGTGGTAATTTAAGAGGACATAAAGGAATTGGTGTTTTGCATACAACTGCAAGTATTACAGGTTTTCAAGTTGAGTTAAATGAAAGTGCAAGTAGGTTTTCAGGAGAGGGAAAAGTGTCAGTATATGGAGTTAAATAATGGCAGGTAGTTTAGAAAAAATATCAGAAACAATTTCAACAGGTAGTCAAAGTTCTTTAATAGTTACAGGAATAAATGCAACTTATGATGTATATGTAGTTCAATTTTATGTAAGACCTGTAGATAATGATAAAGATTTACTTGTAAGAGTTACAACAAGTGGT